CAAGATGAATTAATTTGCGCTCAGCCTTTATTTTATCTTTTTAACGAGAATTTAGAAAAGGATAATCAATTAGACCATAATTTGAAAGGTTTTATTAAATTCAAGGGAGATAATGCTACAACTGTTGAGCCATCAGTTACTAGTGCCTTTGTTACTTCACAAGATAATAGAAAGGTAATTAAAGATTATAGTAAATTTACTCACACTTTAACAATGATTGATAACCTTAAAAAAATAGACTCTCCCGACTACGATACTTCGGGAGGTCAATATGCGGTATTAAATGAATATGATGGGGGCAATCTTAATACTTGGAATCGGTCTTTAGACCTTACAGACTATGATAGATGTTTTGTTAATGCTAGAAGAGACACTGATAATGACATTATTGATACTGCTTCTCAATCGTTTAGAGGTGTAACTAGATATGTTCATTATGATTTTTCTCCGACAAGAGCAAATAAAACATACAATACGATTGATTTAGTTTTAGAAGATTCTGTTGGAAATAGAGGAAGTTTTATAGAAACCAAAATAATTGATAATAAAAGAATAATGCCTAGTAAAATTTCTAGTCAGGATAAGTTAAGAGTTAGGCATAGGTTACATAAAGGAAGTTTTAATGATTGGTTTGCACTGAAAGCAAAAGTAAAATCTTCTTTAGGCTCAAATGAATATAGATTTACTACTGAATATGATTTAAGCACTATTTTTAATGTGGGCGATGAAGTTAAATTAGGAAATTCTTTATCGTCTCCTATTCTAATTGTTGACACGATAGATGCTATCAATAATTTCGGCACTACGGGAAAAGAACAAGATATTACCTTTAGAGCAGAAAGTCGAACAGAATCAGCAGAAGCCTTTACTAACACAGGATATACTTTGCCAGAAGGAGATGTTATTTACAGAAGGGCTTGGAATACTACCGATGGAACATTATTAACTACTTTTGATACCATAGAAAATAGAAATGATAGAATATTTGTAAAACTAATATCTAAAGATTTTGCTTTTTTAGAGGCCACTGTAACTGCTTCGGACAAAAATAAACAATTATTAACACTCAGTTTCCCAACAACAACGAATACAGGAGTTTCAGCACTAGATTATATGGAAGGAAGTTATTACATAGAAGTTGAAAAATTTTCCGGAACTGTGGAAAAAAACTCTTATTACAAAGAAGAAGGACAAACTATTTTAGAAATAGCGGGAAGAAGTGATTTTAGAAGATTATTGGGGCCAATTATTAATAGAAATTTTTTACATTCAGAAGATATTATTTACTCTTCTAAAAGCCCATATAATAGATTAGGATATGTTGATGCTTATTCTCAAACAGATAGAGTTGTTACTTGTTCTTTTGATAGTAAACATGTTGTATTTAGCGGAACGCACCGTTTAGCAGTAAATGACCATATTTTCTTAAAACATGATTCTCACGGAACAATTTCTTATATTGGACAAGTTGATACTTTGGGAGATGCTGGGGGTTCTAAC